CCATACTTTTAGTTGCTTTATCTAATAAGCCAAACTTATCTTTAATAAAATTTGCCCAACCATTTATTATATTATTTATCATCTTATCCTGGTCTATTTACTGTATATGTATAATTAAAACTAACATTAACACCACAACCACTATAAGCACCTCCTGGACAACCAGATGTATGGAATCCTTCTGAACCATTAGAGTTAGCTGTGAATGGTGAAGCACTATAACTATAACTACTACTTAGATACCACGGCATAGCAGTTTGATTATACCTTTGACCATTTGAGTTACCATCACCACAACAAGCTGCAGATACCATATTTCCATTCATAGAAACAGTACCCCTAGAATTTACGTGGTCTGTATTAGCACTTCCATTATTTAACCTATAATCTGGAAAAAATGCAACAACTTTACTTGTAGCACATAAACTACCATTTTGATTACCACTTGTTCCAAAACTCATACCACTATTTGTACAACTATTGTCAGTTTGCCAACCTAATTGTGCGTGTAAATATTGACCATAACCAGCTCTAGTTGGTGAATATTGCATAGCCCCTGTATGTAAATTACCTACATTTCTCGGACCATTATTTGTTGAATGACCTGTATATGAATTTAATGAACTTGTGGAACTTGACACTGTTGAACCTCTTGTTTCTCCTACTGCATTTATAGCATAAGCTGTTGTATAATAAGTTGTTGATGCTGATAAACTACCATTTGTTCTATTGTATGAACCAGTACCACTACCTGATGTAAATTTTCCATTACTTGCATAATTAGAACTTGTACCAAAATAAAATCCTCTCTCTGTTACTGTAGCACCACCATCAGATGTAACATTACCATTACTTCTTATACTATTATATGATATATTACTATTGTTATCAGTTGTTACACTAGGTGCTGAAGCATTTGATGTGTTTTGAGTAATTGTAGAACCCCTACCCTCTCCTATTGAGTTAGTTGCGTAAGCTGTTATGTAATAAGTTGAATTATATGTAAGTCCAGTTTTTGCTAATGTAAAAGTTCCTGTACCACTACCACCAACACTAGTTTTTGTATTTTGTGTATAATCAGAATTAGTTCCAACATAAAAACCTCTATCAGTTATACTAGCACCATTGTCAGCGGTTGCATTACCATTTGCTGTGAAACTAGAAGCTGTAACACTTGTCGCTGCACTAGTAGTTACGCTTGGTGCAGATACACTAGAATAACCATAAAATTCAGACATAGTGTCTGGTTCTGTAAATCCAGCACTATTAGAAAGTGTTCCTAATGAAACATCTGTTCCACTTGCACTTCCATCAACCTCTGCTGCTATGTCAGCTCTTAATCTTAAAGCCCCTGAACTTGGTACTGGCATAATTATTTATTTTTTTATATTAAACACTTTCCATTGTTTCAAATGGCTCAAATGATTTTAGATGACTATATGCAAATTCTACAATAGTTTGTGATGTAAATTCTTCACTATCTAAATGTATATCAACCATAGGTGTCCAATCAGTAAGATATAATGGTGTGTCATTATTGTCTTTTGATTCTTTTGATTCAAAAACTTTATACATAATACTTAAATACCAAATTTTATCATCTTTAGAATGATTGTGTTGAGTAAATCCACAAGATTGAATAATTAAATAAACATCTTCAAACGATTTTTCTTCATCTAAATATCTTTCCATTACTGGTTGTTCTATTTGTATTGTAGTACCTCTACTTTCGTAATGTGGGTGTTCTTCGTCTATTTGTTCAGGTATATCAACATCAACCATTTCTGTACCATTTTCTCTAAATAACCAAAAATTTATATCTCCTTGTAATGCCATAGTTAATCTTTTTTACAATTATTACATTCATCTAATTTATCAGATAATTCTTTTACTGATTCAATTAATAATCCAATTAGACCATTATAGTCTACAGTTTTAAATGTATCAGATCCATCTAAAGTATTTTGTGTTTTAATTAATGATGGCATTACCTTTTCTACATCTTGTGCAATTATACCACCACTTGCTTTTCCATTTGATTTATAATTAAATGTTACACCTTTTAACTCTTTTACCTTTTCTAATGCACCATCAATAGTTTCTACATTATCTTTTAATTTCTCATCAGAAGATATTACTGTAGAATAAGCAACAACATCACCCTCTACTTGTAAAGTTCCACTATCTTGTAATCTCATATCTTCGCTTCCATCTAAGAAAAAGTTAATTTGATCTGATTGAACATTAATGTAATCATTTGTATCTAATCCAATTTGTGAAACTAAACCTCTTGAATCTAGTGACGCACCATAACTAACTGTATTTCCCATACCACTATGAGCTGTACAATAAGTATATAATGTTGGTGTGTCTTGCTCTGTTGTTATTTGTGTATATGCACCTGCGTTACCTGGAGTACCAACAGCTGTTACATTAGTTGAATATGCTGATCCCCCACTATGAGTACCATTTGATGTTGTACTAAATCTTAATGGGTGACCACTATTAGTACCAGCACTTTGATCGAATCTATATGTTTGACCTTTAGATAATGTTATTACTTGATTTGCACCATCATAATAATATTTATTCCCTGAACCAGGATTTACAACCGTAACTATTATATCTGTATATATAACATCAGTTGTATCATTAATTTTTATATCAGCTAAATTTGTTAAGGCAATAGTATCATTTGCAACTTTTGTACCAGTCACAGCGCCACTACCAATTGTCGCAGTACCACCACTAACACTAACGTCACCACTTAATGCTAACGTAGAACCATTACCAAATAGCGTATATACTTCATTGAAGTTTGAGTTTGTTGATTGCATTGCGGTTCTTAATGGATCACCTGTTCCATCATTCGCATTAGTACCAACGTCTATAATTGTTTTTGCCATTGCTTAATTTTTAATATATTGTTTTATCTACTGTTATACTTGTATCATCAACTAATTCTAAAGTTGTATCAACTCGTAAAAAAGAACCATCTGCATCGAATGGGTATATTGCACCCCAACCATTTGTCTCATTTGTATTACCAAAAAAACTACTTTCGTAAATTGATCCAAATGCCATCTTTTATCTTTTTAATATAACTCATTAATTTAATTTCGTTCTGCTTTTTAGTCTTGTTGTTATATTTAATATACTCTCCTCTTTTCATTATAACACCCAACCTGTTAAGTTTTGATCTCTCTCAGGGTACATACCACCATCTTGATTAGCTGTATATAAAGGGTATTTTTCACTATTTTCATTCATATACCCTAAAAATCGTTGAGTATAAAACTCTGCTTTTTGTTTTGCATCATCAGCTAGACTATCAATTTCTTTTAATGAAGCACTATCTGAATTATCAGATCTATGTTTATATATTCCACCATTAGAAATTTGAAAAGCTATGTATGGAATTAGAGTTGCTTGAGAATACCAAACTAACATAGGTTTTAAATAATCATCAACTAAAGTTGTATTATCAGTAGTTAATGAGTTATTAATTACCTCAAATTGTAATCTATCATATAATTTTGTTCCAAGTTGTGTTTGTATATAAGTGTCTTGTGCTACTTCTACAAATTGTATTAACTTATCTTGATCTACATTTCCATCAATTATAGACTTCCTTTTTAACTCTTTTAATGTTATAAATAGTGCTTTCATTATTTATTATAATTTGGGTGATGACCTTGATTCGGCATATCTTTTGGTGCTATTGCATATTCTTTAGGATTTGTTGGTTCTTTAAATCCATCTTCTTTTGCTTTACCAATTGAAACTTTATCTCCTTGTTTAACTTTCTTTTTGTATACGTTTAACATAAATTTGTGTTGGCAATTAACACCCCCTTTATATTTAAATAAACTATATCTTTGACCTTTATGACCTAATTCTTTATTAAGTCCTCTAAAAGACATCATACTAATATCTTCTTTTCTAAACACAATATTTTGTTCAGCTAAATTTTCCATACTAATACAAAACTTTCTACTATTTATAGATTTTTTTATTGGTGTGTATGAATATCTAACTTTAAAAGTTGCGTTATCTTGATATGATTCTTTATTAGGATTAGCATCGGATTTACTAGCTTGACTAGAAAAAGTGTCTAAATCAAATTCTTTATCAGAATCTTCAACTACTTCTTGATGAACTAACTCCCATTGACTTTCATCTATTTTCTCTCCTAATGTTTCAAGCTGACTCATTAAGTCATCTGCTTCATCATCATTCAGATCTAACTTAACCTCACTAGACAACTTTTCTCCAGTTTCTTCCTCTCTTTTTATCTTAGTTGCTATATTATCTAACTCAGTAAATTCAATAGGTTGTAACGTTACAAAATATAAGTTTAGATATATTTCATTAAAAGCTAAAATAGACTTAAGAGAGTCTATTAAAAGTGCTTGAAATGGTCTAATAACGATGTTGTCCATTAATATAGAAGCTGTTCTTAATTCTTCTGCATTATTACCAAAACCAGTATTATCTTTTATACCTAATAATATAGGAGAAACAACACCGTGACCAATCATTATCTTTTCCCTCGATTCCTTTGCTAAGAAATCATATTGTGCGTGTGCGTCTGGTAGGTTTATTGGTTCTACTGATGCTTGTGTTTCTGCATCTTCGTTAAATGCTAATATAAATCTACCTGCATTTGATGATCCACTAAACTTGTCATATATCTTTCTTTCTATAATTTCTTGTGCTTCATCACCAGGGACACCATTGTTAAAATTCAATAACATAGATGGCTGTAATCCATTTTTAATATTTTGAATATGATAATTTGATACTTCTTCCTCAAGATTACAATATTGTAAACAACCTTGATAATCTACAGGAGAATAATAATAGAAACCAGGTCTATATGGTTTTACACAATATATTTCAATTAATTCTTTTTTATTACCAAACCCAAATGCTGGAATTCTTTTTGGTTTATCGTTTGGTTTTATTTCACTCCATTTTGGGTGATAATAATAACCTTTAATTTTACCATCTTTTGCTTTCTCAGCTCTTAATGTTTCAGTAGGAAAATGATATATTCCATTGATCTGACTTTTCTTTTTGTCATAAGTAACTTGAATAGACGCTTGACCTAAAAGTTTCAAATCATTTACTATTCTTTTTAATTGGTCTGGTTGTAATATAGATTGCATCTTACCAAACATCTCTGCTTTTTCTTGAGAATCAGTTGCATCTAATCCTCTACCATAAATCATATCTACAATACCATTTACACATCTAGAGTTAGTTGCACTACCTAAATATCTTTCTATAATCTCATCAAAGTATTGGTTGTTTTCACCATACTCTACCCAATTATGTCTTTTGTTTTCAATTACTTTAGGTATTTCATACCCACCTAAATTTATTATCTTTAAATTTTTACTCATACTACTATATATTTCTGTTCAGTTGTTTCAGAATCGAACTCATTATATTTTCCTTGATTAAGAGTATGACTTGTAGTGTAATCTACTTGACTACTAGCATATGCTTTACCTCTATATATTAAAGTTGTTCCTTGTTTTATTTCAAATGAATAATTTCCATCTTCAGCTAATATACTAAACGCACAAGACATATTTAAGAAATTACCATTAGAAGATAGTGTACTTGTTTGATTAGACAATGTTTGATTTTTTTTAGTTCCATCTTCTACAATCTTTAATGTCAAATTACTAGCTACAATATATGATCTTGGTATTATGCTAATAGTTTGAGCATTTGTATTTGGCAATAATGTTGTCATAAGTATATAACTAAATATCTTATATATTGTTCCAAAAAAAAAGAGGATCAAATTGATCCCCTCTTTCGTATTAAGAAAAAAACACTCTATTAAGAGTTTGATCCTACTGTTCTAGTTATTGTACCACTTAACCCAGCGAAATCAGTTGAGTTAAACACAAATTGACCAGCAGTATGTGCCATAAACACAGCTGGTAAAGTTTCTTGCGCTGTGAAAGTAAGTGTATAACCACTCAAATCTCCCATTGCAGCACCAGTAACTATTGTACCACCACTAACATCAGCACCATTAACTAATCCCATCATCATAAAGTTACCATTGTAATCTTCAACAGCAATATGTGGTCTACCATAAGCCATTAATTTTAACTCTTTGTTATCAGCTTTAGATAACTTTTTAAGTGTTAAGTTTAATGT